AAATATTTCTTATCATTTTGAATCAAAATATTGTATAATTATAGAGTTATCAAATGCGAACTTAGTTTAATGGTAAAATACCAGCTTCCCAAGCTAGTGTCGCGAGTTCGATTCTCGTAGTTCGCTTATATCAGTTTCGATGAGTTTCGATAGCTTATGAAAAGCCTACAAATCAATGTTTTATTTTTTAAAAGTTTCGATGTATTACAGATGATTATGAAAAAAATGTGTCACGAGTGTGTCACGAAAATATTTTGTGGGAGCAAAGTTTAACCGCCAGTCTTAATTGACTAGCGATTTTTTAGTGTAAGAACAATTTAGTTATTTTCTGAATAATCCTTAATTTCATCTGCAATGGCTTCTTTTGTCTCTTCGAGATCCTCAAAATATGTTACAGCGTCATCGATTGAATTAGGCCATAGAACCCAAGCATCTTGTTCTTCATCAAATGTAAGCTTTCCGTAATCGTCCTCATTTACCAATACATCGTAATTCTTAGCGTCTACTTCATCAAATTTAACAGTCATTTTTATGTTCTCCTTTGTTTTTTATCTTATCTCTTAACAAGTTCTATTATATACGCTTGTGCGTATAATGTGAAGAGAATTATAACTCTTTTTCTCTATTTTTTAATAGGATTTTAAATTCATCCACATCCTCTTTAGTGGCTTGACTTTTTATAAAATTTCTGGCAGTAGATCTTCGATTAATATACTGCTTTCGCTCTTTATTTTTCCGATCCCATTTATCGCTGGCTTTTCTTTGTGCAGCTGAAACTTTTCCCATTTCTAATCTTCTTCCTTTATCTCTTTACAATTATATTATATACGCTTATACGTATAATGTAAAGACTTTTTTAATTATTTTTAGACAAATAAAAAAAGCTCCCACCCAATATTGAGTGAGAGCTAAATTTAAAAAACGGTCTTTATTAAAATAAGCATTCGCGAAATTATCCTTTAAATCCTGAACCTTGAGCAAATTTAATAGGCAAGAACATATCTGTGGCAATCTTGTAGCAGTAACCAACCTTAGGAACGTTAACAACCGCCGCATACTTCCAAGCACTACCACCATTTAAGTTGGCACCTACTACTTCTCCTTTTAAGTTAACAGCATGCACGGGAATATCTGAATTGATCAGCACTTTATCTTTGAACGTGGTAATTGATTGAGGGATGTAGATATCTCTACCAATCAAGTAATGAGGCTTGCCATTAATCATCTCGATACCCAATGATACCCAGCCAGTGTTGGGGGCAATGTTAGTAGTAGGGTTAGCTGAACCATCGAGCTTATATGTCGTATAGCCCTTGATATTACCATTTAATACAGTGACAACATTATTAATGTTAGTAAACGTCTTCTTAGGCTTTACTACATCACTAATACCATTGGCAATGTCTTTAGCAAGTTGTTCTTGTGTGATACCCCAGAATGGTTCTAGGTAGCTAACAACTGGGTCAGTATGTGAACCCCAGATATTATCACTAATCCACTTATGAGTCTTAATTCCATTTCCATAAGCGTCTAGTGTGGTAGGAATGCTAAACTCTTGAGCTTTAGAACGTGCGAAGTTAACAAAAGTTGCATAGTCTTTCTTAAAAGTAGCCTTATCAGTCGTTCTAGCTAGTTCAATTTGAACTGGCGAATTGGCGTTTGCATAAGAACCAGCTCCCCAAGCTTGATAGCCGTCAGCACCGACTTGATAAATCTTCCCACCATCTCCAATGACATATTGGACATAAGTTTGAGTTGTCGCCCAATTATTCTTGAAATAACTTGCATTAGCTTTGGCACCGATGTTTGTTGTTTCGTGTAGGACAATATATTTACTATTTGTTGCTTGAGATGAGCCTTCATAAGTTCCTAATGCATAAGTATTATCGACATTAAATTTCATTTATTTATCCTCCTTAGTAGTATATCCGCCTAATACTCCTTTAATTCCTGTGAATAGTCCTGCTGTATATCCACCTGCTAAAAAGCCTGTTAGTCCTGCTTTTCCTAGCTCTGTATCGTGGAATACTAATGCGATTAATAAGCCTACTAACAAGCCAACAACCATGCTAATAAAAGGCATATACTTGTTATCTAATTTTGACTTCTTAGCCGCTGCTGTTAGCAAATAGCAGACTAAAATAATAATTGTTAATTCTGTGATATTCATTAGTTGCAAACCCTGTAAAATATCCATTTAGTTATCTCCTTTATTTTTAATGTCTTCTACATCATGCTCAATGTCACGAAGCCGTAGTCCATGATCGTGTAGCATGTTGTCATGTGTTTTAAGTTTTCTAAACATCTTATCATGATCGCGTGAACTGCTTTTAGTTAATTCTTGAACTGAAATTGTTAATTCATTCACAGTTTGAGTGAATTTAGTAATCGTAATAACTAATTTAACAATTTGCCACAATGCCACTGAAATGGCTGTAATAGCTGCAATCCACGCCACCCAATTATTAATAAATATTGGGACTGGTGGCATCTATCACTCCTCCTCTCCCTAATTTTTCGTAAAAAAATAAGCCTATAAGGCTATGATTTTATATCTTATATGCCAATTTTAAATAGCTTTAATTAAATAATAGAAAGAACTTTCGTTATCCACATTTAGCTTATATTCTCCATCAACAATCGATCTTGATACAGTCATTTTGTAAGAGACTATGTCATATTTTTTCACTATATCTAAGTTTTTAAAATCATCACCAGAAATATCGACTTCACCATAAAAGGCGTTAAAACCATTAGTATAAAGCGTGATATTAATTCCATCAACGTTTGACCAATTCTTTGTAGTGCTTAACAAGTGTACGCTTTCAAGATTGTTTACCCGTGTCTCAGACATATACAAAATCGTACCAGGCTCTAATTTAGTTGCACCACCAAACTCTTGACCACCATACATAATTTTGCCCACGTTATTACCTCCAATTTTTAAATTCATTTAGATACCTCCTAAGCATCAGGAATCACATACATAATTTTTGGATTAACGGTACCGGCACTAACTAAAGCATCGTAGTCTTCTTGACTGATTGTAGTAATCATAGTTTGAACAGTGTTCTGAAGTGCTGTAACGTCCGTCTTGTCGGCTTTCTTAGTAATCCCTTCGTTGATAGCTTGAACACCATCTTTATTTTCAGTCACGGCATCGGCTAATTCCGCAATAGTGTCCAGTGTTTCAGGAGCAGCACCGATAATATCCTTGATGCTTTGTTCGGCGTATGTTTTCGCTTGTCCAACACCTGTAGAAATTTTGCTGTCAACCTCGGCAGTCGTGGAGTAGTCGGCTTTATCTAGGGCGTTTGTAATGGCCGTTTGAACACCATCATTAGTCGCAATTTCTGATGGATTAGGACACCAATCAGTCGCTGTGGGTCCTTTTTCTAGCTTGACAAACTTAATATATACATCTACTACACCATTAACAGGATTGAAATAAACAACAAAAAAGCTTGTGTTGGAACTCGCCTGAGCTGTTGACCCAATTTTAGAATAAGATTCGGTTGAAATTGTGCCAAAATTAGACATTGGTCTATGTTCAAGCCCGATCGAAGCATTTGTTCCAATTCCTTTTGCTAACACCGACGCAGTAGTTACTTGATTTTGGTTAAAATTTACTGGAACACAATATATTCCACTGTCAACACTAGTTCCAGTAATATGAATGCAAGTGTCTCCGTCAGAATCAGTTGTTACCGTTGCTTTACAATTTAAATTTATATTCCAATTGTCTAGTCCAGATGAAAAATTAGAATTAGTTAGCAGGTTAGTCCTAACACCACTAATATTTTGAGTAGCCAAATCCAATTGATCTTTCAAAGCATCATATTTATTTTTAACATCTGTTGCTTGGGCATCTAAGCTATCTAAAGATTTATTGAAATCTTTAACGTCTTTATTGATTAAATTCTTGAAGTCGTCATAGTCGCCTTGCAACGTTGCCAACAGCGCTTTAAATCTATTTTCGAAGTCTGTTTGTTGGTCACCAAAATCAGTTTCAAAGCCTGCTTTTTGGCTGTTAAAATCGCTTGTCCGCTTGTCTTGATCGTCTGTAAATGCTGTCTGTGAACTACTTTGAAATGTGCTCCATGCCGATTTGGCAGCATCTAAGTCTTCCTTTGACTTATCCACGAAGTCAGTCATCTTGCCGGTTAATTCCGCAACCTTATCATCAATCTTTGCATTTCCGGTATCGGAAAAGTCTTTTAAGGCTAAAACGTAAGATTCGGCTTCCTCAATCAGTGTTTCAAAGTCATCAATGTAACTACCGGCTTCCTTTATTGATCCGATCCCTTGCAACACGACTAGCTTAATGCTTGATGTGGAATCGTCTCCGATTTTGAAATACATGTTTCTGAACACGCCGACATTTGTGTACATTTCATCTGGAAACTTAACCTTGAACGTATTTTCTGACTTATCAGTCACAGGTTGCTTAATCAGTCGTTGGTCGGGCGTTTTGGCGATGAGTTCAACGTCAACTTTGGATAAATCGGTGTACTTTTCGAATGACTTTCCTAAAGTAACTTGTAGCTCGTCGCCTGTGTCGCCTTGACGAATCTTTAAAGGCAGCTCGTAAATTGGAGTTGTCTTGTCTGTATCTAGAATAATGGATGGTAGTGACATCTAGTTTTCCTCCTTTTCCATTAGTGCTTTAGCTTGTGTTCGAAATTCTTCGAAATCTTTTTCGATAGTGTCCATGTCCGATCTGTCAATAATCGTTTCGGATATGTTAAAAGTACCAGCACCATTCAAGTTTGCATTGAAGTTTGCCAGCACGTCGTTATTTTCATTTGTAGATGTTCCATTTAAGTACACCGTTCTACTTGTTTTTAACATTAGTTTCCTCCTTCAAAATATAATCGTCAGGGAAAGCCTCAGGTGCTTTGTCAAACACCTCTTTAATTAATGCTTGTTGCTTTTGCAATTGAATAGCCATAATCATGTTTTCGGAATCCGATTGAGTTAATTTTTCTTTATATTTTTCAATCAATTCGTTAGCAGTCACTTCTGCTACCTTATTTGTATTTAATTTTTTCATTTAGACACCTATTCTCTTTCCATCTACATATACGGGTCCTTGTAAATACAGTCCTGACGCGTTACCGGAAATGTTTCCACTAACGTGTAGATATTGAATATTGGCGTTAATGGCCCTGTCGATATCGCCGTCAACAGTTAGCGCTGGTGTTGAAATACCATAACTGGCAACCGAAGTAGAAACCTGTCCAGCCGAGTTAAGAAATTGAGCATATGACTTGGTTTTAATTGATCCAGCTATGAATTTTGCACCATCAATAATTCCACCATTAACGGTTCCACCGTTGATAGTAGTACCAGTTAGCACGTTGCCTGTTATTGAATCCGCATAAATTCGACCATCAGCACTTAAACCATTCATAACCGTGCCGTTATTTGAGTGGAATCCAGCTCCAGCATCATCAAGTAGCCAGTATCCGTAGGAAGTATGAATTTTCATTTGAGTGGCATTCATTAAATTTGGTGACCACTCGATTTTGTTGTTCCCGCCGTTATTCATGACTTTGGTCATGTCTGATTGAGTATTAGCAACGTCTTGTTTAACCGCATCAATTCGACGTTGTGCTTCGGCTGCTGTGCTTTCTAGATTATCTTGAACGTCGTCGATTGCATCATTTGTATCTTTAACATCCTCTTTTACATCAGATACATCTCCGGAAACGTTATCAATTTTCTTTTCTAAGTTATGAAATACAGACGTGGCTTGAGTACCTGCTTTAATGACTGTGGCACTTTCATTAATAGGGTCGAATTGTATTTCATAAATTCTTAGTTGAACATTGATATCAAAATCGGGATCATAAATCTTAGCAAAGTCAGCAAGTTCAAACTTCTGTTTTCTAAGACTTCGATATTCAAATGTATTGATTTCAACATCATATGCTGGCTTATCGATTCCTGGATTGTCATTGAAATAATTGTTTGCTTCCGCGGAGAAATCCTTTCCGCCTTCGACTGCACTAGAAAAGTCCACCGCTTTCAAATACTCGTGCTGGTATTTTGAATAGAGTGGACTTTTTATTTTGCTTCCGTATATAGGTTCTTTGTTTTCTCCCTCTTTAGGCTTGTAGTAAGGGATGATTGCTGTTACCAATCCATTGAGTGAACGTTTAACAGATATGTTTGAGATATTCTTTCCTTTTCTCAAAACAATTGTCTTAAAATCATCGGCCTTAGTTAAATTCATATTGAATTTATCTTTTAACACGTATGTACCAGTTACTTTTGCGATTGAATTGGCTGAGCCTAGAACCATTTCATTGATGTTAGTATTAGGTTCAAAAATAACGTTTGTACCTGCAAACTGTTCATCAATGTCGGTTGTCAAACTAAATCGACCAGGAATATTAGTGGCATTCTTGATGTAATCCAAAATATATGATGCTGTAAATCCATCAATTGGAATTTGACTTTGAGCCATGTAATTATTAAGAATTACGCTAATATGACTGCATGAAACTTTGACATATCCTGATGTAGAATCTTTATCAATGTCAGTAATCATAAACAGGTCATAATCTCGAACTGAATCAGGTTTAACTTTAACTATCATCTCTTCTTTGACTACGTTGTAAAATCGACTACTCTTAGCTAATTCAAAATCAAATGTATAAGCACCATTCAGTGTATTTTGAACAATAGCACTCTTTTGAATAATCCCAGTTATCTTACCTAATCCATTACTAGTGAAATCAGTTTCATCTGCTTTGTATAAAATTGGTGTCATATTGTTCGCCACCTTGGTCTAACGATTACTTGTGATACATCCCCGTCCCAGGATATTTTGTTAACCCCACGAGAGAGAGAGGGAAACTCATCAATAGTCGTATTCTCATTAACGAATGTGATGCTCCCATCGTCTTTGGTCTTAAAAGCATCTTGATTTTCTTCAGCTGAATCCAACTCAATAAAACCGTCAATGTTTAAATCAAAAGTACGATCATTAATTTGAAATTTAACAGCACCATTCCCAGTAATTTTGAAATATGGTTTCGCATCAAATAAAAAAGAACTAAATAGCTCAAAAGGTTCTGAGAAAGCTAATTCTTTATCGATTTCAAAATATTTAAATGCTGCTGCTGACAATTTATATTTATAGATTCTAGCATTAGATAAACGTGTAATTCTATCAACTTCCACATTATCGATGTTCTTAACAAAGTATGTAAAATTAGGGTCTGTATATATTCTAAATGGCTTATAATCAAATCCGTCAAACAATGTAAATAGCTGACCCTCTAAGTTATATCGTTCCTGTTCGGTCTTAGCCATGGTTGCGAATTCTAATTCGAATTCACGATTCTCGTATGAATTTTCATCAGAAATTAAAGCTTTGCTAGAACCATCAATACTTGTCAAACTCCCTTTTCGCTTTGGAAGCGGAATTTTAACAAATGATATAATACGTGAATTTAATACATCCACACTTGAAATATTATCGATTACAAATTCTCCATCTTTAATAGTTAACTCCTCCTCCCTGAGCTAGTATGTTTCTATCATCTTTTCGCTTAATTTCTCTCATTACCTTATCCGCTAACTTTCTAATATCCATGTCACTTGAGACAGCTGCTTGAATGTTGATTGTGTATTCATTGTGGTTTTTTACAGGACTGTTATTGACTGGGTTACTTGAATTAAAGTATTGAGTTGTCTGATTAGTTAGACTTGGACTTAATTCAGTAAAGTCTTTAACAACGCTTGAATATCCAGGAGTACCGTTAGCATATTGCTTAATTCCACCTAGCAAACGGTTAGTTTGATTAGCTGGCACAACTTGTGAATGTCGTGGAAGTGCCATTAATATATTTCTACCAGTTGGTACGAAACTTTCGCCGGTTGGTAGATGAATCAACTCACGGAATGTTGAGCCACGTTGATCATTGACCATAGCTACTTCACTAGAATTAAAATCGCTAGTACCATTTTCTAAGTGCAATGTTTTCTTAACAGTTTCGACAACCGTTCTAAGTGTCTTAGTAATGATGTTAGGTTTGCCTTGGAATCCACCAATAGCGTCAGTTGCGTTGTGAGCTGGACCAGATGCTTGATCTTGTCCTTTGAAATGTTTAGTGCTTACACTCTTGCTATTAAAAGTTCCAACAGAATTCTTACTAGTATTAGATTTGTTGACTACATCACTTGAATCACCTTTGAAGTGTTTGGTGTCAACCGGCTTACTATTATGACTATCAATAGCGGTTTTACTTGTTGAAATTTTGCCAAGCACATCAACGTTGTCACCCTTTAATTTCTTAACAGCTACCGATTGTCCGTTGAAACTTACAACAGCAAGTTTTCCGTTGCTTGTTTTATTTAGGATGTCCGCATTATCACCTTTCAACTGTTTAAGCTGTGTAGGTGTTAAATTGTAGCTCTGTATTCCATATCCCGCTTGTTGTAGTGCAGTCATAGCTGGTTGATTATTAACAATTAAAGTTTTTTGAGCATCGGATAAAGCATTAAAATTACCATAAGCAACTACTAAGTTAGCCAAATCCATAGCGCTGTTACCAGTATTGATAATTGCGTTCTTTTCGGCTACCGGCAAACTGTTCCATTGGCCAGCTTGTACTAAAGCACCAATAATTGGAGCACTGGCTTTGTCGTTAACGATTGCATTTTTAGCTTGTAAATCCAAACCCTTCCACTTGTTGGAACTAGTTAATGCTTGAACCAATTGAGCGGTAGCTTTGTCATGAACTACCGCATTTTGTTCTTTCAAGCTCAATTGATTCCACATTCCAGACTTTTGCATAGCTAAAACGATTTTGGCTGTTGCTTGATCGTGGATAATTGCATTCTTTTGAGTTAACGAAAGCTTATTCCAAGCTCCAGATTTTATCATTGCATCCACAATAGGAGCAGTTGCTTTATTGTTAATGACTAGTGATTTCTGTTGCATGGTTAATTTATTCCATTGACCTAAATTATTGAGTTGGTCAACTAATTCACCACTACCCTTACCTTCGATAACGGCTTTCTTAGCACTAACTGTTAGCCTATTCCAGGTACCAGTCTTTGTGAGCAAATCAATCATGTCTTTCTCACCAGATGTCTTGACTAAAGCCTCTTTATCTTTAAGAGAAAGTTTGTTCCACTCACCTGCATCGGTCATAGCTAATGCAAGTTCTTTTTGGCCCTTGGCTCGAACAATAGCGGTTTTCTGTTCAGGTGTTAGCTTATCCCAATCTTTAACCTTCTTAACGATTCCAGTTAATTCCTTATCACCTTGAACACGAATCATAGCTTTCTTTTCGCGCCAGGATAGCTTATCCCATCTTCCAGATTGAATAGCAGCTTCACCAATCATTGACTTAGCATTACTGTTAATTTTTGCATTCTTTAAATCAAATTTAAGTCGTGCCCAGCCTTGTTCAGTCTTAGCTGTATCGTTGATTGTTTCTTGTGCATTAGTCTTAATCTTTCCGGTTTTTGGATCTAGAACTAATGAGTTCCAATCTGAACCCGCTTTTTTAGCAACGGTTCCAATCTTGCCGTATTCCTGGGCGATTGCTGAAAGTTTAGCTTTATGGTTCTTAGCTGTATTATCTAAGGTCTTATCTATATCGTTCCAGGTAATTTTTTCCTTGTTCATCAAATCTTCAAGTGATGTGGAATGTCTAGCACTGTAATTATTTTCCAACTTATCAATAGCTTGTAAATTCTTAGTCAAACTATTCTTGTGACCGTCCCTTAATTGAGACATGGCCTTGTTGTAGACTTTCTCGCTTAACAGTCCTTTATCACGATAAGATTTTAATGACTTAGCTTGTTTTTGATAAGCTTGCTGTTCCTTTAGAGATGTCTTTTCAAGTGCATCAATAGTTTGCTGAGCTTGTTGTTCAGTTAAACCTTTGACGCTACCATTCAAAGCTTTCATTACAGCAACTTTCTTCTTGCCTGTAATACCAAGCAATTTGATTTCGTTACTGCTTAATTTCTCTTGAGAGTTTTGAATGTAAGTACGTTGCTCATCAGTTAGTTTCTTAACATTTCCATTGTGTGAACGAAGAATACCCGCTACATTAGAGCTTAATTGTCTTGATTGAGAAACAATCTTGTTGTTGCCAGATTTTTGCTCATTAACAGATTTTTCAACCGTACTTCTAACCGTATCAGGTAGGTCTTTCAAGCCTTTTGTTAAATTTTGGTTGGCTTTATTCCCAGTATTCTCAATCTCTTTACCGATATTCTCAAAAGCTTTAGCAGCAGTCTTACCATTAGCTTGAGCATTGTTACCAAACTCTCCTAATGCTTGACTAGCTTGGCGATTGAAACCTTGAATCTTGGTTAATGATCTATCAGCACTAGCTCCAACATCAAACCCCCATTTAGCTACTCTTTGGCTTGATTCATAGGCTTTCTTACCATAGTTCTCCCACCAAACTCCACCAGCTACTAATGCAGCAGTGGTTAATAGAATAGCTCCTGCTGCAACCGGATTAGCGGCCGCAAATGCTAATACAGCAGAGCCGGCAGTTTTAACTTTACTTCCAAAAGTCGTAAAAGTATTAGCTGAACCAGCTACTTTTTCACTGGTTGTAGCAACGCTAGTAGCAGTAGTTCCAACTTTAGTAGCGAAGTTTCCACTTGCATAAGCAGTCTTACTGAAGCCAGCTTTTAAAATTCCTAAGCCGGTTGCACCTTGCTTACTTGCACCAACCATTCTTGACATTCCAAGCAATGGAGCTACGAATGCACCAGACAATGCACCTAGTCCACGAGTTGCACCACCAAGAATTGATAATAATGGTCCAATAGCAGCGGCAAATGCAGCTGTTTTAACAATAGTCTGTTGCGTGGACTTATCTAAATTACCAAACGCCTTAACTACTTGAGTTGCATCTTTTACAAGTGGCATCAATGTTGGTGTTAGTTGATCACCAATGGTAATAGCTAAAACGTGCAGTGACTCTTTAAATTGAGCAAGTTGAGCAGCTTTGGTGCTATTCATAGTATCAGCAATTTTCTTAGTTGAACCAGTAGCCTTTTCAGTTTTCTCAGTCAACTCAGTTAAGGCATCTCCACCTTCTGATACTAAAGCATTCATACCAGCTTGCGCCTCAGTACCAAATGCAGTAGCAATAGCGGCTGCACGCTGTTCTTTTGTCCAACCTGCTGTATTCGTCTTAATTTTGTTAAGAATCTCTGGTAGCGTTAACGTACCTTTTTTAAAATCAGCAACGTTAATGCCTAATTCCTTGAATCCAGCGGCGTTCTGTTTACTTGGTTTCATCAATCTGGTTAATGCAGAACGTAAAGCAGTACCCGCAACTGAACCTTCGATACCTTGATTACTCATCAAACCAATAGCAGCAGCTGTTTCTTCCAAACTAATTCCGGCCGCGTGTGCAGTAGGTCCAACATAGGTCATTGCATCGCCCATATCTTGGAATCCAGCAGCGGTTGCATTAGCTGTATAAGTCAAACTATCGGTTACACGTTGGGTATTCTTAAGCATTCCAGCTGTTGTATTAGATTTCAATCCAAACTGTTCAAGTGTTGATGTTGAAACGGTCATAACAGAATTGAAATCATCGCCAGAAGCTTTAGCCGCATTCAAAATACTTGGCATAGCTCCAAGTGCCTGTTTAGCGGAATATCCACGCTTGACCAACTCTTCAAGTCCAGAATTAATTGACTTAGTAGAAATACCGTATTGCACTGACCACTTCTTAGAAGCATCAGCCATTTGAGTCATTTCACGTCTGACTTGTCCGGCACTCTCGCCATTAGCTTGTAATAGCGGACCGATGTTTTTAATTTGAGAATTAAAATCAATAGCAGACTTAGCGGCATAACCAAAACCAGCCACAATAGGTGCTGTAACGCGCGTGGTCATAGTTGAACCCATTGAACTCATTTTTTGTCCAGCTGATGTTGCTGCAGAACTAAATTTCTTGAGATTGTTAGCAGCTTTATACCAACTTGTTTCTTGTTGTGCTATTTGACGTCCTAAACGTCCCATCTCGGAATCGAGTTGGTTCATAGCACTTTTAGTTCTATTGATTTGACTAGCAGCGTTTTGCTGTCTACGAGTTAACTTCTCTTGTTCACCGGCTGTCTTAGCAGTCTGAGAATTAAGTTTTTGATAAGTTGCTTCTTGTTCTTTAAGTCTTGCATTATAGTTGCTCATTTGTTGAGAGAGAGTAGAATAATGAGTTCTCATTGAATTAAGTGCATTACCATAGGCTTTTACGTAGTTATCTTGCAGTTTTAACGCTGTGTTTGTGTTCTTAATCGTGGACATTAAAGCTGCTGATGATTGTTTAAAAGGGTCAATATTTAAGCTAACAGTAGCTGCTAAATGTCCTAATGATCCAGCCATATCTTATCCCCTTTCTTTATTAAATCTAGGCAAACAAAAAAGGAAACGCCTTATCAATGGTGGTTTCCTTCTCTTCATATATATGGTTAATCCGTTTAACGTCATCCATGGTCATAGAATCCAAATCAGCTAATTTATAACCCTGACCCATTAATGATTTATAAAACTCATCGAGTTTGTTAAGCGATTCCTTTAAAGTCTGCTCAGTTATTTTTTTGCTTTGCTCTTATCAGTATCGATATTATCCGGGTTCTTAACTCCTAAACATTGATCAATAATATTTGAGATAACAGTTACATTTTCACCGTCTGCCCCGTTTAAGAAGTCTTCTTGTGTGAATTGGTCCTTAAAGAATTGTGATGCAAATTTAGCGATTTCCTTTGAATTGTTATCAAAGTCTTTGTCAGTTGGACCATCATTCTTGCCATACATTCTAACTTGATGCTGTTGTAATACCAATGCTCTAGTAATTTCCTTCAAAAAAGGTGGTTCAGTACGTTTAAATTGTTCTTTCTTTCCATTGATAATTAAGTTAACTTCATAAGCCATATATATTTCTCCTTTAAATTCAATTCCGTCCGCCACCGCTACCAGAGAGGGAGTATGCTCTTAATCAATTACGCCTCAGGTGCAGGTGTATCTAAAGCTGTGTAGTCGTCTGCCGTCTTAGGAAATACGAAGCTCTTAAACTTTTCTAAGTCAAAGTCAGCATTGTCTTCACGACCAATTGCAACCATGATTCCATCTTCTGAATCTCCACGAGGAGCAAATGTACCTGTAGTTTCATCAGCATTTGGATCAGGAGTACCGTCTACGGTCTTAGTATCAACACCAGGTAGTGAGAATTTGCCTTTAAGCATTGCTACGTGAATCTTTGTACCGTCATCCATTTTTGTGTCAAACATGATTGCAATATCGTTAGGCTTTAGGTTCTTGTTATAAAGCTCAACACCATTCTTAACTTCGATTCCAAAGAAATCTTTTCTTGCTTCAGAATCGATATCTAATAGCTTGATGTCCAAAGTGGCTTCTGAAATACCACCAGAAAGAGTTACATATGGACCATCATCGGCCGCAATAGCCTTCATTTCATTTTTTAAATCCATTTTTGCTTCAGTCAGTCCTGGCATCTTCTTAGGACCATCGGCCACTAAATCATCCTTTACGACTCCATAATAAAAATTAGATGCACCAAATTTTGCTTTTCCCATTTAATAAATCTCCTTGTTTTTTGTATTAAAAAAAGCCTTAGTCCTCGTTTGGACTAAAGCCTTGATATTCAAAGTTTCCTTGGACCATTTGTAGGTCCGTCATGTCAACATCACGATTGTGATTTTTGTAATATCGTTCGAATCCGTGAGCAAACATTTTATCGTAAATCATTTGTTCTAACTTTAATAATTCTTCAACCTTATAATTCAATATCCAAAAATCTATTTGAACTCGTGGATATTCAATCAAACGTTTATCATCGGCATAAGTTACCTCGTCACCTGGAATTGCAGTAATTCGAATCCAAGGGGCGTTTTTATTTTGGATAAAACCCTGGTCTGGTGTGCCTGTATATATTTGAGGCACATCGATTTCATTCCCACGAATTTCATTCATATAATTATTGATCTCATCAGAATTTAAAAAGCTAAAAACGTCGTACTCATTCATATCAGTCACCAACCTTTAAGTTATCAACAAATATTTGAAGTACGGCATCTCTAGTTCCGTCTTGAGTTTTCTCGATAAAATGTTGTGGGTCTTGCTTGGAAGTTCCAGAGTTTGGAAAGTGAGCAATAGGTCCTTTAGTCCGGTCATATCCAACTGGTACTTCATATTCACCAGTTTTAACTGAAACACTTCCAACTTTCATGTGATCACGTAATGGACCCTTTCCAGAGTGGTCTTCGGTGCTGACAGGCGTATTCTGTGCCAATGTTTCACCAAAATACTTACCACCATCCCGTACCGCTTTTCTAGACTTGCGGTCATAACCTGCTTCAAGCATTTTAATGTTACTTAAAAGTTCTTCAGCTCCAGTTACTGTCATTTTCCGTCCACCGCCTTGCATTCCAATTTAGTTAAATCCCGTTTATCAAAATCCTCATCAATTCCGGTTATTTGATAAATGTTTCCACGCCACTTTACTTTCCAGGATGAATCAATCAATCTTTGAGGCTCAAACTTAATAGCAAAGTTTGGTGATTCCTTACGATTACCGACTTTAGTCGTGGCGTCTTTAAACTCACGTATAGGTGTGTTAAGAACTTCTGCCCAACAGCTAAATAGTGGTACGTCCTTTTGAGGAACCATCACGCCGTATTTATTTTGAACTTCTTTACTTCCAAGAAATTCAATCCGCTCAGTCATGTGAGTCAGTCTCATTACTATCGACCTCCTCAGCACGCAATTGACCGATAACATTGTTGATTGTTGTGTTTTGTAATGGGAATCTCATTACTTCTGAGCCAGTACCACGATAGTAGTAATCCTCTTCAACATATTTCATGAGAGCAACAAAAAACCTGTGATCAGAAATATAATCACTGGGCTTTTTAGTTGCAGAAATAGCATGAGAAATTTCACTAGCAGCAGACTCGATAAGTTCATTTAAAACATCATCGTCAAAGTCCTGGTCAATCTTGCAATAAAGTTTTAGTGTTTTAAATTGTTGGTCGGTTAGTAATTTATCGTCCGACATTTACTAGCCTCCAATCTTAGAAAGTAAAGTTGCCTTAGTATCATTAGATAGATACTTGATTCCCTTACTATCTAAATATGCTTTTATTTCAGCTACCGTAGAATTTTCATCGACCGCCCTTGTAGTCGAATCTACAGTTTCATCTGGGCTAGGCGCTGGGAGTTGCTTCGCCTTGAGTTACAAAGTAACCAGCTTTTTCATCTGCTTTTTCAACATCAAAACGTGTTGCAACTTGTAGATATTCACCAAAAATTTCGTTATCTACCCATTTTACTTGGATATCCAATCTATCAGCCATAACAACAGCACGTTTCAAGTCACCAATCCAAGCATGTGCCTCGCCAGCTTTACCAAGTGCTTCATCTTCAACGACTGTTACAGGAACTCCAAGCAATGTAACGGGTGAACCGTCTGCGATTGGTTGATGTAGTAGGTATTGACCATTCTTGTCTTTCAAAGTATCTAAGTAATTGTAGAAACTTTGTGATGCAACGATAACTTTGTTATAAGCTGGGTCTAAATCAACATTAAGAATATGTTTGATATCGTCTACAGACTCACCAGCAACAGTCTTAGCAGTAAATGATTTCAAAACTGTTGAAATAGCAGCGTTTGTAGTATTAATCTTTTGTTCTTGTGCATTTCTAGCAACCAAGCCAGTTAGATCAATAGCAGAATCTTGAATTGATTCATTTGAAATTGGAATAGCACCACGATATGTCTTTACTTCCCATGAAACCTTGTCGAATTCTGGCTTTGCTAGTTCTGGGTTTGCAGCTAGTTCTTCAACAGTGTTCAATGTGGCTGTTGCACGCTTGAGCATTGGATAATTACCACTAGCGGTAGTAGCAGTAAAGTGTTGAACTAACTTAGATAAGTCAGTTACTGACTTAACTTCATTTTCAGGATTATAAATAATTGATTCTGGAATTGTTACGGCAACGTTAGGACTTGTGATTCCGTCACGTACTTCTTTACCCTTTGAATGTAAGAATTCATTCAATGACCGCTTTTCTTCATCTTCTGCACTAATTTTTCTACCTTCTGGTTCTTTGTGATTGTCAGGGGTCTTAGCAGTAGCTTCGTAGTTTCTAAGCTTTTCTTTGTCAGCTTCGATTTGTTCGTCCATTTTACGAACTTCACTTGCAGCCTTATTGGCAGAAGCAATTTCTTCGTCTGTAGATTCTTTGTTTTCAAGAATTGAGCGAGTTTCTTTTGCTTTCTTACTTCTTGTTTCTTCTTGATCCGCAATTTTATTGCGTAATTCTTTAATAATTTCTGTTAGCATTAACTAATCTCCTTATTTTTTGAGTATTAAAAAGGTCACCGATTAAGCTCAGCAACCTATTTCAAATAATCCGCATTTAGTTTTCGTAAAGCTTCTTGTCGTTTAAGCTCTCTGGCTTTAATTAACGGTTCTTCTTTTAGTTTGTTAACTACTTCCATTGAACGCTTGCCTACAGACACGTTTGTATCCGCATAGGCTGGTGTGGTAACAATCGAAACATCATACAATTTATCGATTGAGAGAATTGTTCTTTCATACTCCACACCATCAATATCTGACTCATGCCATTCGCTACCACTACCATCGTCTGGCAACGAGAATGCGAAAGAACATTGAGATAAGATTCCCATTCTGACTTCTTCTAACACGTCGTTTGCGGTTGTAGTATTTGGTAAATCAATTTTGAATCTCAATCCGGTATCGTCCTTAGTCAAAGTCAAATTGACACCTGAACGGCCTAATAATCTGGATTGATCGTGGTTAAAAGTGGCTACTACATTTCTCATATCGGTATTATCAAGGCATCGTTTATCTAATGTTTCGATAAAATAGTTGTCAGCTAAAGGTTGTGAATGCGTATCAAATTTAAGTGCATAACCTTCAACTGTTCGTGAATTTTCTTCGTCACTTCTGACCTCCACTTTGGTTTGTGTTGTTCTTAGTTCCATTAACATCACCTCCTTTCGGTTGAGCCTTATTATTCTTTTGATATTCATCTTTCAAGCCCAAAGAAACTGTGTTTAATGTTGATTGATATTCATTCATTTCAGAAGTTTTATCATCAGCTTTTTTACCTAATTCGGCTCTAACTTCATTAGGCGTTAAGACATTATGTTCGACCATCGCCATCAGTTCAGTGACTGGTCTTGCTGTTTGTTTACGAGTATCAAATTCGAAATGGTACTTGTGACGTTCTTTATCAGTCAGTAATTTCATTTCAAATTCACTAACGATTGGCTCAAAGTAAAACGGCAAGTCATTACTGATATATCCAGCCGCTAACTGATTCACCGATTGGTTAGGAGAATTAATTGCCAATTTATAGGCTGGTATTCTCATTGCTTTAGCAATCTGTGATGTGGACCAATTGTTGGAATTAATTAAATTCAGAACGCTTGTATCTACTTCTAATGGTTGATAGTCCATTGTCGAATCAGTAACGATAGGACCGTTTGAATCGCCTTCTTGAGCATATTCAAAATCAGCTCTAATCTTTCTACGTGCTTCTTTGCTGAGCTTAGCTCCATTAACCTTTAAAATTGAACCTTTAAGGCCTGACTTAAAGAATCGTCCTAGCGTATCAACACCAGACTTTTGTAAATTGATTTCGTCTCCAAGCGATAAAAGCGGCGACCTACCAACAATCCCGTCGGAACTAAAGAATTTAAAATGGATAACATCTTCTGGTTCTAAATCAAACGGCTTTCTGTCATCTTCCGGGTAAAACGTATAGTAATATTCGCGCTTTACACCTGGTCTATCTCGATAGTTAATCGCCACTTGTGAAGGTGAGAAAAATTCTAATTCTATTGCTTTGCCAGTATTCTTGCCGTATTTCGTAGGATTGCGAATAATTCGTGTATACGAATTACCGGTTAAAATCGCATTCACCATCATGGAAAACTTCCAGAAATATGCGGAACTATAATCATTAGATCTCTTATTTAATAGGTAGGTAACAGTATTCTCATCCACAATCGAATCATCACTATCTCTAATTTGTAGGATAGGAAATCTTGCAACATCGCCAGCTACAATTGAAACAGCGGTCAATACATCTGAGTTATTCAAAGCACCGATTCCCATAAAATTTCGATTGCTTGGCAAAATACCGTTATTCAAATAGTCCATAGCCCAATCATTGCTAGAATCATTTAAACTTCTAAAAAAGCTCATTTATTCACCTCCTTTCTAGTCAGATTTAATCATCAAGATTGATAGGATAATCATCGAAACTCCGCTTACAATCAATCCAATTGGTAAATTAATAAAATACCAACCGGTTGAAAATACAAAAAAACCGCAAATTAATAAAATTTGTGGCAAGTTCAAAGCTATCCATTTAAATATATTTTTCATTTTCATCTCCTAAAATCCAAAATCATCACTCATCACATAATCATCAGTTAAATAATCATCGATGTTTTCAGTGAAGCAAATTGCATAAGGATTTAACGCTGCATCAATAGGATCAATCTTGTTTGAATACTTATTCTTATCGATACGAACACCGTTGTTGTCAGTCATAACCACAGCATTAGTAGCAGCGGTAGTTAAGATTGCATTCTTAGAATGCTTAATCTTGCCAGAAATAATATCATCTCTAAATTGTTTAGTTGGTGCTGATAATGTCATGGTCCCTTGTCTAATTGAAACTTGTTCCCATTCTGGATGATTTTTTTCAATTTTTGCCATCAACGGTCCATATTGATAAGGGTCAAAGTAGATACCCTGGACATCTAAATCATTTCTAGCTATGAAATTTTCTAGCCAATCATAAACTCTATCCTGGTCAATTACCCCAGATTCAAGTTTAGTAATTTCACAATACCCAAGCTCTTCAAACTTCCGATAATCCATTCTGTCTCGCTTGATTTTGGCATCTAATCCATACTTAGTTCCAACGAAGTCGTAATTATCCAGGTACCAAATACCATCGATAGGAACCAACCAATCAACCGCAAATAAATCAGAACTCTTACCAACATCAATACCAATCCAGGCACGTTTACCTGTTATGTCTGGCATGTCTACTTCAGCATTCTTCCACGCTTCTATATCGATAAATGAATTCTCTTCTGCTTGACGCCACATATTAAAGTTCTTAACTAATACGGCGTTTTTTTCGCCAGTTTGCTTTGCAACTTCCCAACGTTTAGCCAGATACTTATTCAATTTCTTTTGCAATCCTTTAACCTCAAGTAATGGATTAGATTTAATCCACATGTTTGGATTCTCAATTTCTTCAATCGATTCTTGCTCAGCGATGAAAGCAAAATACTGATCATCAGTAATTTTATTTTCAAGAATCTCTTTAGCTCGTGGATATTCCACAGTGAACATGGGTGCATTCATATTAAAATTGGCTGTTGAAATAATAACAATTAAAGGATTATCAAGTTGACCTTGACCAGATTCGAGTAGTTCCATCATTTCATTTGTCTTGCTTGCTCCGTATTCATCCAGGACTCCAAGTTGTGGTTCAAATCCATCAATTGCTCCAGTATCACGAGAGAGAGGACGAACGTATGAATCGTCATCCAAGTTAATAAGTAACTCGCGAATTCTCTTAGTGGACTTCTTAACATCCGGATATCTAGCACGCAACTGATCTAATTGTTTTCTTGCCATTTCAAACGCAATCTTAGCTTGTTCCTTGTCATTAGCGGTACAAAATATCTGTCTGGAACGTTCTGGATTCTTACCAAATAGAAATTCATACAGGATAATCCCAGCAATTAATAGGGTTTTCCCCTGTTTTCTTGCCATTGAAACGAATACCTTATGATAGCGGCGTAATCCGTGGTTATCTTTTCTAACCCAGCCATAAATGTTTTCAATAATAAATTTCTGGAAACCGGCTAATTTATGAGTACCACCCTTGGGGTCTGGCAACATCTCGATAAATTTAACTGCTTTATTGGCAAGTTCTTGGTCAAACTCATATGGAAAGTCAGGGTCTTTAGTACGTTTCAAGTCATTTTCGTGACGTTTTACGGCGTTTAAAACCGATTTACATGTGAGTATGTCACCATTTAAAACCTTGTTAATATAATCTTGAATGCTACCACCTCCTTAAAAGCCTAATTTATCGGCAAGTGTTTTAGGCTTGTCTTCTTTCTTAGGTACATTCATACGCATACGTGAGTCTACGGTTAAACCAATCTCACTAGCAGCGTTTCTAACGTTTTTAGATACTTTATCCAAAGTATTTAAGAGCGTTATTTTTGTGTCCAAATCATCAGAACTTAAGGCATCAACTTGATTACTTAGATCTACAAATTGTGAATACCAGAAGCAATATTGTTCAACCATTGCCCTATCAACTGCCCTTACAGGCAAGTTTTTAAGGTCTGGAACAATACGTTTCCACTCCGCTTTAGCCACGCCAGAGAGTCGATTAGGAGGTGAATTTTGCAGTAACTTGTAGCCATCACTAGCAAGTATTTCAGCATTGAATTTTGCCTCTTGTTGCTGCTTAGTTAAGTTAGCTTCAGACTGTTCCAAAACCTTATATTTACGACCTTTGCCCGCCATATCACCACCTCCAATCTCAATCACCACTTTTGTGTGTTATTTCTTATAATTTTGGGTACTATTCCCCACTTTGAGGCTTTTAATTAATAGAATTTCGTGCGCAAAAAAGAGGACGTGCGTTCAAGAAGTAGGGCGAATGTACGCCCCCGTTGACTTTGAGGGGGGTAGGTCTAGAAAATATCCTCACCCATCCGGTCAGAATCTCAAGCCTCATAGATATTTTTTTGGTTCGAAACAAAAAAATAAAACTAAATTCAATTCATTATTAATTAATAAAAAGAAAATAATTTTATTTAATTTGTTTTTACTTTTTTAATTTTTAAATCTAATTCATCAATCAATCTATCAACATCATTCATGATCTTATATGAATCGGTTGTATCTCTGTGTAGTCTGTGTAGTCTACTGACACACTCATCCTTCGTAGTATCTAACATCAACCAATCAACATCATTAGATGATAGTAATGTAGTCAACCTTTCATCGGGCTTGGTCATGATCAGCCAAACATTCTCAAATGTCTTTTCCGATTTAATTTTTCGAAGAATCATTTCATAAATCATTTGAACATAATCGTTCACATCTATGTTGTGCTTATGAATCGTTCGGCTGTTAGCTTCAACATCATTTGTGTTCAAGACGTTAAGCATTGAACCATCTAACGATGATGTAAGTAAATCATAATCATACACAAGATCATGTGATGTCATATGTCTAGCAACATAGGTAGACTTACCACTAGCTGGGTAGCCTATCACTACATGTATCTTCATAGCTCTATCACGTCCTTTGTTCTTCTTGATCCATTCTCTGCGTGTCTTAAGGTTATGACATCGTTGACATAAAGTCTCAAGATTATCTACATTAAGTCTGTCTTCCCAATCATCTTCACTTGGAACAATGTGATCAACTATGTTTCCTTCGAGTCCACATCTAACACAGGTTGAATAGTCACGCAGCAGGACTTGTTCACGTGTATGTCTCCATGCTGTGGTCTTGTAAAAGGATACATACTCTTTGTTCTCACGGTTCCGCTTCTGATTGTATGCCTTGTCTGTTTCAGTTCTGGTATGGTAATCAATAGGAACTAGCTGCCGTCTTCCGTTGATAACCATTAACTTCTTTGGCTTAGACATTTAATAGTACCGAATTAATCTTTAGCATATTCTTTTTCTCCAAAACAAAAAGACCATCTAACTGGTCTTGGCTTAACATAATTGTTCTCAATGTTAATGGTGTATATACTTTAGAAGCAGTTCCGACTTCCTTTTGCTTTTTGAAGTTGAAATGAAGTTTCCTTTTTTCCCCAAATCAGCCACAATAACTGTATTTGGTAGAACAGTATATTCAGATATATAAATCTCGTCCGTTGGTAATTCATTCATCCATTTATCAAAATCACTGTTGTTGAATTCACCATAAATTTTTTGGGTATTAAAATACGGCGGATCGCAGTAGACAACATCATCTTTTTTTATGTCCAAATTTCTGTAATCACCGTTTATGAATTCTAACTGCTGCAACCGTTGTGATTGTTGCAACCGTTCTAACTGTTCTAACCGTTGCAAGTGTTGCAACCGTTGTAAGTGTTCTAACCATTGTAACCGTTCTAACTGTTGTAATTCATCTTCATGTGCAGACATACCCGTATTCTTAATGCGCCATTTATGATAGAAAGCATATTTTTCCCGAATTGTTTCTAACTCACTTGTCTTTAAAAATAGATCGTCATAAACGGTACCTGTATCTCCAAAAAATAGGCCTCTGGTCAAAAGTAGCTTTTTGTCTTCTATACTTTTTCCCCACAAATAAGATGTCATATTATTTGAAAATGACCATGATAATAAAATAAGAGTTCTTTCAACTGAATCAGGTTTATTATCCTTCCAGTCAAAAAACTCTCTTCTTGTAATATAAACATATTTTTCCAAATCAATATGAGGACTGTCATATATCAAGGCTTTTAATAAATCCACAACATATTTTCGCTTTTCGTTATAAATAACTTTGTCCCACTTACCGCTGTTACTAGCCGTCAGTGAAATTGATCCACCGCCACCGAACGCATCGACAAATCTTTCACCATCGGGCAAAAGATTAATTATTTGCTGTGCTTTTTGTCCCTTGTTTCCAACGTAAGGCAACCCACGCATCCATTTATCAGCATTTTTCATTTTCTATTTTCCTCCAAAATAAAAAGACCAGCCATATTGACTGATCTAAAATTAATACGTGGATATTCGGAATCGAACCGAATTGCTAAGTCTTAAGAACAAGTTGGTATTCAAAAAAAGGAATGTCTACAATTATTATGTAATGATCCAAAGGGAGAATTTTTTTGCTTAACAGTAGCCATGCATCCACATAGCATGACCAGCTTTATCATCACTGGTCACTGAGGGTTAAAACAGCTGTTTAACGTCCGCCAAGACGATTGTTATCCGTTGTGGACCTTGGTTGAATGGGTTGTCCTTCCCATGTTTGCTCCTTTTGTGTATCGGAGGAGTAACCGCATGTATCTATAGCTAGGCATGGAGTCGAACCATGCAGCATCATTATATTTAGCGTTACCCGTTGCGCCACTAGCTACCAGTTATCAAAAATGATATTTGTTGTTTTTTAAAAGGGTATAGACACCCTTTAGTTTAAGCTGTTTTCCGCCAGCCACTTGGATGAGATGGAATCGAACCACCGACGTAGAATCGCTATCTTAGATACACTAATTTCTACTACTAATTACCGCTCTAGTCACCATCCAACCTTTTCTTGTTTCAGAGGATTGTGTATGTTGTGAAAGTAGTCTAACTTCCACAATACAGGCATCGAGATTTGAACTCGAAAGCTATTCAGAACACGATAATTGATTAAATTACTTAGTTTCCATTAGCTTGGCCAGATTGCCTGTACCATCGACAAGTTTTCCACGCTTGCCGGTGTCGTCGTTAATTTTATGAGGTAGAAAGCTAGTATCTCGCTAACTTTCTATACTACTAATTTACTACTAAAAGTACCGTCGAAAAGCTCACGTTTGGCTCAATTTAAAGCATTAAGGCTCAAACATACCTAGCTTTTCAGATAGTTCAATTAAAAATCTAGTTCTTAAGCGTTTAGCGGTTGCAATTGATACATTGACCTTTTGATTAATTGATAAGCCACTGATCGTATATGTTGGGTGTTTCTTAAAATATAGTTCTCTGATTATAGTTCTGGTGTCCTCGTCAGTTTCTAAGTAGCAGTCAGTCACTGCTTTCTTCTGATTCTCTAACATTCTTAAACGCATATCCTGGTCTAACGTAATCACGTACGTTTCTTGTGGACGTGATATCTTAGAACTTCTGCCGCCCCCAACATTCTCGTCATCTTCGTGTGGTTGGCAAGCAAGCTCACGTTTTCTATCTAAGATATAACCATCAACGCTAGGATAGTCCCTGAGAATGCTTTCACATCTACTTCGTATATCTGGTCTTAATTTAATAATGCTCACTCTCCCTCAAAATAGACATTACATTTATCTGGATCATAATCGATTCTTTCAATATTAATTATGCTAAAAATAATACTTTCTTTATTAGTATTGACTTCAACAATTTCAGACTGCTTGTGAATAGTGATTGATGGTGAATCTTCTTTACTAAATATAATTAAACTTCATTCAGCGTTAGCCTCCAATTTACGTCCACACATAGGACAATAATTTACTTTGATTGATTCATCGGCTGCACTCTGTCCATCAGCTCCAACCGACAAATAAATAGAATCATCTATCACAGCTAAGCAAATATAATCTTGCCAGTCGCCTTTGTCATAAATTACTTTATCGCCTTGACAATACTCACATTTACTCATTTAATCTCCTCCCACATTCTGGACATTCGTCGCATTTAATAATCGTCCCAATTCTTTCCGAATAGTGAGGCATGATGCCCCAGTAGTCGAATATCGTTAAAGGTGGCATCAGTCTATCGCCGTTCTTTAAAGTTAGATAGGGAGCGTGACAATATCTACATGTTTGTTGTTTTAACTGTTTGACACTAAGCATGATAATCCTCCCATTAGAAGTATCGATACGAATCCAGCTTTTAAAATGGTTTGAATTGAATCAGAAAATAATAAAACTGGCAAAATTACGAAGAAAAATATGGCTATAATCACGTGATCTATATCTACTTTCATTCTTCCACCTCATAACCATACCGAATGGCGTCAATACATTTAAGTAGTCTTGACACGTTATCTTTAAATTCGCCTTGATTAATCCACTTAAGTAGCATTCGACCATTATCAGAAGCTAAATCATTCTTGAAATACATTGAAATTAAGTTTTGAATTTCCATTTCATAGCAGTCACAGCACTCGTGTTCTTCATAGTCCCAGTCATCAAATGCTTTTGGCATAATCGGTTTTGAATTGACCTCTTCTTTTAAATCTTCAACATCTGTGCGAACAGACTCTGTGAGAGCTTGTTTATCTAATTGCTGACCTTCTTCAATAATATTCAACCCTAAATCAATAGAATTTAATATTTGCATTATTTTTTCTTTATTCATCGTCTTCCACCTCATATCCATAAACACATGCATTCACACAATCGGCATAGAAAGCATCGTCGTATTTAGTCACTCTTCGCATATATGCTTCTAATTCCTCGTATTCGCTTCCACCTTCCATGTACATCTTGAATAGTTCAGCTAGAGCTCCATCGAGGTTTTCTTCACCTTGTTGCTCTTTCAAATTAAAATGTTTTGCAAAATCATCAAACACTTTAGGCATTACTGGTTTTGCATCCAATTCGTTCTCAATATCATCTAATATGTAGTGCTTAGCGTAGCCTGTGTCATTGTCTGGAACACTTGCTAGTTCTTGAGCCAGTTCCATAATTCTTAATTTATTCATTGGTTAATCCTCCACGAAAGTTACTACTTTGAATTGTGTTTCTTCTGGGTATCTGTATTTAATAGTTTTAATGGATTCCATAGCACCATCGTAATTGTCAAACACGCATAATCTTGATTTAACTTTAGTCACCTTCCGTCGCATCGGTTGCCATCCGCGACCGTCGTTGAAAGCTGCTAAATGTAATTTCATAGTTAGTCCTCCTAGTAAAATTCCCAGTGCCATTTTTGATTAACTGATAATTTTAAAAATGCTAAAAACTCTTTGAAGCTATCCTGTTTAAGTTCAATTTGTTTGAACTCTTCATATAGTTTTTTTAAATCAGCTTGCATAATTTTTCCATCACAATCTGAGTGTGAAAAGAACCTAATTAAAAAGTCTTTTTCTTTTATGCAATATAGTTGTATAGAAAATGGATTGTCGCCCTCTCTATACTCATAGCCCACTAATGGGGCAATCTCTTCACGCATATCTTTAAAATCTAAATATCCAATTTTAAAGTGATCAAATTCTTTACCATATTTAACGGCTGCTATTGTTAATCCCATGTTCTAGTCCTCCAATTCTTCATCTGGAACTTTTTCAAGAAATAGTAAATAATCAGGATTGATGTCTTCTACTTCTTGCTTAGTGAATTGAGTTTGAATGCAATCTATACGGCCCTTACTACCAAGATATATATCTTTACTTTCAAGGCCACGATTCAAATAGCTAAATGAATCATTCACTATAAAATGTACGTACCATTTTTCTTCTGGGAATTTAGCGTCGTCATTGAAATAGTCAGCAATGTCATTTGCCAACTGGGTTTCAGCATCGTCTGTAAATAGGCTGCAATACTTTTTATTCAATGCTGTGCCATTCACTGTAATCGTTCTATTAAAAATATCCATCAGACTATAATCGGCTTTTATTGATTTTTCTAAGTCTTCACGTTCTTCATTTGTCCAACCTTTAATAATTCGTCTATCGTCTGCCATGTCATCTAACTCCCTTGCTAGTCGTTTTATTTTTCTTTCTAAAATTGAAGAATTAATATCAATCTTCACCATCACATCTCTGATATCATCCATAATTAACTCCTCACTCTGATCAATCGATATTTCTCAGCATGTGCATACTTTCTATAAGTCGATAGTTGAAAATATCTAATTTGTCTTTCAGTTTTGCCGGTCTTATTAGCAATCTGCTTAATAGTGCCTTTAGCAATCAATTTATCTCCACGATAATAGCGATATTGGAACCTATGCTGTCTGTGTGCTAACCACAGTTCATCGTCTAACAATCCGCTTGAACACAACTGTGAGAAAGTATTTGAGTTCACATGTACCATTTTTGCAATTTTGTATTTAGGTTCGTTCAGCGTATCAAGCAAGTGTTGAGCCTGTTTCATTTTTGTTTTATTCCTGGCAACTTCTGGTTGTTTGGATTCGGACGGGTACATACTATGTATGTATTTAAGTCTTGGATCGTTAGCAGCCTCTTTACATGCAACAGTGCCGTAATCTCGTTCGATTGCTTGAACCATTTTTATTACTGAATTAGTCATTTTTTACCTCCCTACCGATTTCCACTTCGTATCGTCTAAAATACCTACCTCAATGTCCCGTATTAACTTTCCTGGGCTAATTTCAAACATCTCACAAATTTTTTTCTTCTGCATTTGTTTATCCAGCAATTCTTGAATTCTTAGAATATCAGTTTCTGACAAATTTCTCTTTTGTTTATCGGGATGATTTATGTACCACTCATGTATTTTTTTCAATCTGATATCATTTTCAGGCCAAAGTGTATAGTCTGTTCCATAATCATTTTCAATTGCTTGAACCATCTTCAATATTGAATCAGTCATTTTTTTATTTCCTCCACGGGTGTGAAATTATCTGCTGTTAATTCTGTACCACATAAATAATTATTTAATTCTGATTTAGTACATTTTTCGGCAGCACCGCTAATATCAACAAGCAACGGTTCATCGTCAAATGTAGTTCCAAAATACAAATCACATCTGCCTAATCCTCTTAGTTCTTTAAACTTCCAATAATACTTAGGTTCTTCTAGCTCATAATTATCGTTATAGATATCTACAATAATCGGTACGAGTTTGTCACGTTCAGGATAATCAAAGTCGTAATTATAAATTGAAAATATCATTTTATATTCCCTGGTATCTGGAGTATCTTGAGTCCAATTATCTGTTTCTTCTAAAATTTCTTTGCAAAAATTCATGATTTCAAAATTATCTTTGCGTTCATTAATGTACTTTACTAATTCGCTGTATTTACTATCTAATTTACGTTTCATAATTCTCTCCTATATATCATGATGTGTATTTGTGATACTGCGGTTAATTTTGGTACTATTTGATTATTTATTGGTTTCACTTGCCACTAAGATAGTTGCCATTAGATATAAATCTGGCATGGTTAATTGATTTGCATCTTTTTCAAACTTATTTAGCATAATATCAGTTATTTTACTGATTTTATCTACATCTAATTCATATTTATTTGAATCCATAACCGACCAACTCCTCATCAATTATTTTTAATGCGTCCTCTGGTGAACGCGCTATACCGTGAATGATTCCATGATTCATTAGCATGTAGTGAAATTGAATTTGATCTTCACGAGCACGACCAGTTCGTTTTTTCACTTCTATAAAGAAAATCTTTCCATTGCTATCTTTAAAACCAGTAAGATCGGGAAAGCCAGACGGTGGTCCAGCTCTGAAATATCCTCCCCGTTTCATCTCCACAGTGCCAGTGTTAGTTCTAAAAATATGGCAGTGATGTTTACTTACATCAATCATAATTTGTGATTGAATGTCGTGTTCTTCTCGCTTGTTCATAAATTGTTTTGAGACTCTCCTCTAATTTTTCATCTGGTTTGGTATTTCCTCTTAAAACAGAATTTAATTTTCGGGGATAAATGATATATCCGAACTCGTAATACAACTTATTTACTATTTCTCTGGTAGATAGTCCTGTTTCGTTTTTAAAGTCCATTTTTTACTCCTCCTTAAAATTATGAAGGGTTATATGAAGGGTTGTAAAATCTCTCTATCCCTTGTAGCTGTATATGCTCAGCTGCATTTTTTTGTTATATGAAGGGTAGGTTAAAATCTTTTCTGACATATATACGTATTACCTATATATTTATATTTATTTTTATTATTACTTAAAGGTAAGTAACCCTTCATATATAGAAAAATATAGGCTGAAACCCTACGGCAGTAAGGCTCATGGACATTTCTCAACCCTTCATATTTTCTCTTAAACCCTTCATATTATTTAATCCATTGAAGTCTTGTGTCTTTCTTCAAACACAATCCAATGTACATGTTTCCGTTCATCGTGTGCTTGCGATCAAATTTTTGTGTCAGTTCTTTTCCAAACTTTGTATTACTCATTCGATACTGGGAATTATCATCAGCCCATTGCTTATAAGTCTGGTATAACTCACTTGATTTGACCTGGTATTGTTCGCCTGTATCGCACATCTCATCGATGAATGCGCTAATAACATCCATTTCTTTTCGATAACCCTCACTCGCTCCCTTGATAATCTCGGGAGTGTGGAGGCCATGTTGTTGCCACTTCAAAGCTCCGTCAACAGCCCAGTTAAGAATTCCGACTGATTCACGAGCAAGCTTATACTTCAAGTCTTTATCAACTTGATCATCAGGAATCTGTACTGTGAATGGAATCAGTCTGATACGTCTCCAAATACCGTCATCAGTACCACGGATAATAGGCTTGTGGTTAGTTGCTAACCAGAGTTTAAATTCTGGTTCGAACTCGAATTCCTTACCGTACAGCTGTCTGGCTACGACTTTATCTCCACCAGTCAATTGCTTAACTAAACCTTCATCCATTCTCAAACCTTCATTAGGTTCTGAACTGGTTACTAATCTAGCTCCGGCTAGTCTGGCAATATCTGAGTTTGGACCCGAATTGTTTTGCTTGACCATAATTGAACTTGCTTGGATAGTTTTCGCATAGGTTCCGATGATATTACTAATAGTTTCAAGAAATACAGATTTACCGTTTCGACCATTTCCATAAAGAATAAACATGATTTGTTCTTTGATTGAACCGGTCATTGAATATCCGACCGCCGTTTGAACGTAGTCAATCAACTCTTGATTGTGGTCAAATATCTGATCTAAGAATTTTATCCACTCATCGCAACCGGCTTTATCTGAATATTCAACGTTAGCCTCTTTACTGAATAGCTTAGTGATATCGTGGTCGTGCAACTCCCCACTCGCTAAATCGATGTAGCCGTTCGATACATTTAATAGTGTCTTATCAATATCGAACTCGTTTGGTGCTACTGGTACTCTGTGTTTTAGTTCATCCATGACAGCTTTCTTAGCTGAATTACTTCGAGAATGCTTAACGAATTTATCGAAAGCTTTCTTAATAGCTTTTTCTTCCTTCTCGTCAGCATCGTCAGGAATTTGAATATCTTCTTTTCCAATCGATTCAGTCATTGCATCAATTAATTGATGTATCTTACCTGACTGGTCAACTTCCCAGTAACTACCATTGAAAATGTACCAGCAGTTATTAATGTATGAATATTTAATCAATTCGCCAAACTGATCAATCATTCTATCAGCCTCGCCGGTATCGTCCCAGGAACGTCTAGGAAGTTCTTTAGTTTCCTTAGGGTCCTTCATAAATTCAAGATTGTAATGCTTAACTGTTCTGTGTTCAGGATTAGTAAAAACGTTGTTCGTGTCGTTGATAGCTTTATTTAGAGTAGCAACACCGTAAGTAGTCTTTCCTCGTTTCTCATCCCACTTGTGTCTGTATAGCACTGACTGTCTGAATATTGCATCCATCTTTCCGAAGTCTTTGCCAGTCCAAAAAGCTAAGTAATTAGCTAGTGCTAAATCAGCTTCAGACTGTGAACCGTAGATTTTCTCCCAACCACCATACATAAGGGCTTTAAAATTCTCACCGCTCTTACTTTCTATGGCTTGCTTGATAATCTCGAACTCAGATAAATTGTTAGGCTCTAAACTCGTGGATGTGTTACGAATGGGTACAACCTTTTTATCAGCTAAATACTTGTCGTATAACACATTTATATCAGCTTTGTTGATAGTTTTATTACTGCCCAAATTCTTGCCTGTGAGAGCGAAGAAACGCCCCTCATCGTACATCTCAATATTGTTCTTACGTCTGCGGTTACCAGGAATCTCGCCTTTAAATATGATATGAATGCCTGTACCGGATTGACTGACTTCTGTGTATGAACGTGTCGCATTCATGAATTCCGATACAATATTATCCTCATAGTCTCCTGAGCGATAGCGCATGATGTCATCTTCCACATGGTCAATATCGATACCGGCATATCCATTAGCAAAGAAGAAAGATAAGCCATCAAAATCTTTACTATTTAATTTCAATTCTTCTAACGCATTATCGAAAGTAGTCCAGGTATTAGGATCGTTAGACTTCGCATTTTCTCCATTAATAGCGCTAAATGGAATCTTGGTATTTTTCTTACGTTCTGGAACCCACTTGAGTTTGAATAGCCCCCACTGGGCTAGGTTACGCAATTCTTGTGGAATTTGTTCATAAGACATCAGCTCTCCTCTTTTCTTAAATTAAAATGGCAAATCTTCATCAGTTATTTCTGGTGCTTTGCTGTTAGCATATGGATCACTACCGCTTGTCTTTGAATCTTTAAACTTGTGTTGTACGTCTGGGAATTTAGTATTCCTGATGTTCCAGGGTGCTACTCGATTTACCTTAGTTGTCTTCCCGTTGTATTCGTTGTCCTCTTCTGTGACGTAGACACTTACCGCTTTTCCTTCAATGGTTGTCATGAATGCCTGAACATTTGGAATATCAGTACCTTCTGGAATCTTGCAAGCATCTAGGATGTATTGGAATCCTTGCATATCGTATTGATTAGTAGCCTTGCGCTTCCAGTTGTCCATAAATACGACACGGTTATGATATTTCTTTTGATTATCACTAACTCCATCTAGGTCATTTCTAACAACCAGTTTTAATTGAAGTGATTCAGCACCGTTCTTAGTTGCTCGTTCCTGGGCTGATTGAATAATCATTTCATAATTATCTGTTGGTAATGGTTTGAAATCTTGTTCCTTGTTTTCTGAATAGTCTGTTGTAATAAATGACATTTAATTTGTCTCCTTAAAATTTATTGATGTACGAAGCCTCTGTTCTTTGCTTGAAAGAATGCCCACCCAGGTTTGTAGCCACGGGCTTTACCAATCTTTTGCAAATCTCTATAACTGGTAGCATCTTGAGGTTTCATTTGGCTATATCTAACTTGTTCGTAATCCGTTTTGAAATGAAAATCTTTACCGATTTTCTCGACTTTAACGTTCTTGTCCACTTTCATTTCTTTATTTTCTACGCCAATCACGTACCCACATATTGGACACGTGCTGTATGCGGCTGGAATAACTGCAAAGCAATGTGGACATGTTCTAATAGCTGTTCCACCGCTCTCGCTTTTCTTTTTTGGTCGTCCCTCTAAGCTCCAAATCCTGGGAGTGTCGGGCAAGCCGAATCTTGTGTAGTTAGCAACATGATCAATAATTGTTGCCGTTTTATTTGGACGATATCTCATACAACGCATTGATTGCTGAATATCTAGCACTAAGCTTTCAGTCGGTCTTAACATAATCACTACTGAACAATCCGGTACATTAAATCCTTCACTTATTAGGTCCACATTGCACAAGACTTTGATTTTGCCTGTTTTAAAGTCAGTCATAATTTCATCACGTTCTTTAGCCGGTGTTTTACTATCAGCATGAGCTGCCTTGATTCCGGCATCGTTAAACTCCTGGGCTATTTTCTTGCTGAACTCAATGCTGTGGGCGTAAACAATAGTTTTTTGACCGTTTACTTTGTCTTTATAAGTCTTAATAACATCCCCATAAATGACTTTTCCCACCGCATCATCGATTGACTTGTTCGTATAGTCACCAGTTGATGAGCGTTTCAACGCCTTATCATCAATTAACTTCACAGAGTAGTAATCGTATGGAGCTAAGTATTGATTATCAATTAGCCATTTAACATCTGGACCTTCGACCATTGATTCATAAACATCCCCAAGCCCTTTGCCAGATAATCTCCAAGGACTAGCCGTAAAGCCTAATCGAGGAACTTCAGAGTAATACTCATAAATTTTCTTGTAAGTCTTAGCGAGTGAGTGATGTGTCTCATCTGTAATGATTAATGTAGGCTTTGGCAATTTATCCAATCGATGCGCAATTTTTCCAACCGTCATGATCGTGCATCGGCTTAAATCAACATCGTTAGCTTTAAATGAACCTTTAATTTGTTCTACAAGCTCTTTTCGATGAACTGTGAACATCACTTGACCATTAGCTTTTAACAGTGCTAACCGTGCAATTTCAGCAATCACAACTGACTTACCAGAACCAGCTGGTGAAACTATCAAAACCGAATGCTTACCGCTACTTAGCTTCTGTCGTGCCTGATTGACCAGCTTTGTTTGATACCCGTGGAGTTTGTACATCTGAATCACCCCACTTAAATAGGTCACCTTGTAAAGCAAATGTTCTATTATCAATCTGATTCTTTACATAATAAGCTGGTGTCGGGGCTAGTAAGTAACCTCTATTTTTGGTTTCATCATTGATTACCAATCTAGCTACCACGTTCATTAGGCCCATGATTTTGTTAACTAACTTCTCACGAATATCAGGAATCAATTGAGTAAATGATTGACCCTCGGGAGAAATAATTTCGCGATTTCCTTCCCATGCTGTATAAATCTTGTTGATATCTTTCCAACTGTTAATGTATTGGATCATATCGTGTAAGTAATATGTATATTGGTTGTAATCACCTTGTTGTGGAGTTCCCATGTCCTTACCAGCTTTTGTTTTGCTTTCATTAGCTTTTTCGCCAAACCATGATTGTTCAAACTCTGATAAATTATCGAAGAAAATATTGTCATACTTGTCTAAGTAATTATCGTGAATATCCTTAAGTAATTCTTTTGTTTTAAGTGCTGGATGAATAGTATTTAAATAAACAATATCCACATTAGGCTCTCCAGCTAGAACGTTAGTAGTTCTATCTACATCGATTACAAGTGTTTTGCCCGATAAATACTTAGCTGTTGTTGTCTTACCTGTTCCAGGTTGTGCATAGATCAATACAGAAAAATCTTTGCCTTTGCTAATTTGTGACGCATTTACTACTTCCATTATCTAATCCGTAAAGATGAACTAGCGCTTAACTCAGCACCTGGCACATCTTTTCCTTCCTTTAATAGTTTTTTAATTCTAGTTTTGTCGGGAACAATATCGGTCTTAGTTAAATATGCTGGAATCTTACTTTCATCAACAAGTTTTACAGAAACTGGATTGTTCTGAATATAAATAGTAAATTCAGGAGTTTTGATTTTCTCTTTGCCAGTTGTTTCCATAGCACTCTGTAAGTTTTGTTTTAAATATTTACGATTATTACCGATTGATGTAGCTCTTTCTCGTAAGCGTTGTGCTTCATCTCTAAGCGCTTGTTCGTCCTTAGCCAACTCTTTATCGACCTTGGCATAACCAACTGCCTTGTCCTCAATTGCATCTGTGATACTGTCCATCGTGTCGCTGAATAGTTGTGGGTCTGTTTCTTCCGCAAGCTCAGCTAACTGTAGATACTTGCCTGTTAGATCATATAAAGTTGCCATTAAACTCATTCCCCTCTCGTGGTATACTTAAATTGTTAATTAATATATTGATTGTCCGTTCTGATTGCCGTCAGGATGGACTTTTTTTGTTTCTCCAAATCGTTAGCTGCTGAAATATATTTGTTGCGATTGTGCTCGGATGAAATAAATCTAAACCACAATTGCTTACTTCTATACTTCATAGCCAGCTCAATCAATCTGTTTAATTTCTCACTGATCGTCACTCTCTCACCTCCTCTCAAGCGTAGTAGTGTTCAAAAGCTTCTCTAACTACTGTTTCAGCTCTAGCCTTATCAATCATCAAGTCATCTCGATAATGCTTTAAACGCTCAATGTGATAGGTTAATGATTGATTATCAATCCCTTGCATACTTTCCACATAATTTCTAGCTTCGTATGCTTCAATCTGCTCTGACTTACGTCCAATTTCTTCGCCAATTCGAACGAACTCATCTAAAGCATTCTCAATTGCCACCACGTCTTTATTGATTGCCATTCTTAGCCTCCTGGAACACTTTAATTAGCTTGCTTTCAATGTCATCATTCTCAGATTTATAACGGCTGTTCGTGACTTGCAATCTTAAAATACAATTGCTGTATGCCTCCTCATCGTCTCGACTCTCAGCATTTGCCTGGAGTTGTCTTTGTTCATCGATTAAGGTTTCAGTGTATTTAATAGTTCTATTTATCTTTTTGTGTTCGGATAGTAATTCACTAAACTCTTTAGAATTCACGTGGTTCATCTCCCGTTAATTTATCGTCAATCATGACATCGTAAGGTTCAGTGTCACCGTTTGGATCATAATCGGCATCAGTTTTAATTTCTAAGTTGTCCATTTAAATTTCTCCTTCTTTGATATAATCTTCCTTGAGAAAGGAAGTGATAATAATGGATATTATTGTTTTGTCATTTTATGACTGGCTAATGAAATTCAAAGACGTTGATTTATCTATTGGTGATTTAGCTAAAGATGCTGAATCTGACAAGAATTTCCCAAGAAAGTCAAAAGATTTAGATGATATAATTCAGCATTTAAATACAATGGGTGCTTCCAGCGCGGCTATTGAAACCGCCGAAGAGGCCTTTGATTATTACAAAGCAAGTCATTTGCCACCTGACTATTCTTCAGAACAATAACTGTATAGCTATCTGGTAAATCTAGCTTAGTTCCATACTTACTAACCAGTTCATAGGGCTGGTATCTTCCACAATTCAATAAAGTTATCTCATCACCACATGAGATGGCTTTTTTTAATGCACTCATAACATCTCTCCTTACATATAAAAGTCTGTATATTTTTTTAGCCACTTTTTTAATCCACCAGCCTTAGTAAGCTGGTAAGTCACGAACCAGACTAAGATTGGTAACCATATAATCATTGGTACTGGAATACTTCTCATAAAACTTTGCTCCCACGCTAGTTTTATTTGTTTCTAATAAATGTATCTATTTCCTGTGGATCATATAATTTCGTTCCACCAATTATGTGAAACGGTAAATCTGGTAGATTTTCTCTAATTGTGCTATCAGCCATGTTTAAATAGTTCGGTAAGTCCTTAGTTCGTAACCATTTGCGTGTTACGGCTTGAGTTACCGATGTTTGCAGAATTTGAAACTGTCGGTCGCTTAGTAAAATTTCAACTGGTTTAATTTCTTCCATTGGTTAGGCCTCCTTACAAATCCTTCAATCTGTAAAACGATTCTTTTTCATTCACTAATTCATCAATATTCATTTCAATAATTTTGAAATAGTCTCGGCTATCTTCTACTGCTAAAAGTAGTTCAGTTCCTTGAACTTCTTTTTCTAATACGTTATTTAAATATCTATCAAGCGCATTACTAGCTGATTCTTTACTCTTAAAAATCCCTACAACATATCCCATGGAGGCTTCCGGTCTATGCATACCACCTAAAACTAAATAGTTTTTCATCTTAATGATTCCTTTCACAAAATGTATTTGGCTGCTTCTTTATCTCCCATTTTCTTTCCACTTACAATATCGAGACAAAGTGCTCTAACACGTGTCATATCAATGAAAGCTTCATCATTTTTAATAGTAAAATAGCTTTTATCAAGTCCTTCAAAAAAATCTTCTAAAGATTTACTCATTTAGTCTTCTCCTTCAACAAATCCTTGATCAATTGCCCATTGTGTTGCATTACCTTGTTCATCAATAAAGTTAGCTTCAATAAGCTTCTTATATAATTCTGCTTTGGTTAAATTAAATCCTTGTTTTCTTGTAAACTTATAAGCATCTTCCACTAAAGGTGGATAAATAATATTAGTCATTAGTATTCGTTCTCCCAAACTTTATTTTTAATAGCGAAGTCTTTAACTACAGACATATAAATTTCTTTTAAACGTTTATCATTTTCAATTACATCAAGCTTGTTGGCCTTATCTCGCTTACTCTTTGAAGCACCCTCTAATGCCATATTCTTACGTAAATTAGTAAGTCTAGTCTTCAAGTTAGATCCAGCACGTTTGTCTGTTTCATCGTAGATTGATTTTGCTACATCTCGATAGGCTTCGTATCCACCTTGAGTAATGGCAATCTTTTTAATAATTGATTGAGATGTTTTACGCCAATCAGTGGTATTTAATGAAACGATTTCTGCAATGTTATCAACCTTGTGGTTAAGTTTCTTATTTTCTAATTCATTAGCTGCCACCGTTTGGAAAATTTGATTGAACATTTTTAGTTCTGGGCTTAGTTCATTAACATCGATTTGATTTTGCTTATGTTCTTCTTCTAACTTATTAAATGCATTAATATATTGAAGCTTAAATTTCATAGCGTCATTACCCGTGAATCCCATAGCTAATAAAGTAAAACCATCACGATTCATGTAATACATTCGATATTGCTGTTTATTTTGAGGATGTGTATACGTATCTTCACTGAATAGGTCTGCGAAGTTTTGCGCAACCCCTGGCCTCATTTCATCAATAGCCTTAAGTACGTCTCTATGATTTTTATTAAACGTTTCTGCAACTTGTAAGCTACTTGTTACCGCCTGTTGATCTTTCATAATTACTAAATCGTTCATTATTTCTTACCTTCTTTTTTATAGGTTTAAAACTCGTGCTACTTGTTCACGTAACTCACGTGACTTGGGTGTCATGTCGCCTTTAATGGCTCTATTTAGTTGCTGTGGATTAGCATGAATCAATTCAGCTAACTCTTTTTGAGTCATATCTCGATTAAGCAATGCGACCTTAATTGAACGCTCAACGTCATGTGCTACCTTTGCGAATTGTTGTTCTGGCATGTAATCAACTCCTTTCTATTGTTATAATTTGATTAATTCATATATATTCGAGGTGATAATAATGGAACTAGACTACGATTTTGTCAGAAAAACTTTAATTGAATGTGCAGAAAGTGAACATTTACAGGGACCAACTTATAAGGAAATCCGTAATTTTGCTGATGAAAATCATGTTTCCTTAAATGAACTAGCATTTACAATTGACAAAATGGAGGAAGCTGGATTCATCACAGGTAAAGTGACCTATAGTGGTGAGGGTCCATA